GGCCATTGTCGAGCCGAGCAAGAGCGCTTCTGGTGTTGGGAAGCTAGCTCCTCATGCCGCTGCAGTATCGGCAACGATCTTCACGCGTAGCGTTTCGGTTGGAGCTGCGCAAGTTGCGCCGTTTGCGGGGGCGCAAGCAGACCTTTCGTCTATTTCGGTGCAGACGCACTATTCTGAGCTGGAACCTTTCGGGATACAAAACCCAACGGACGAAGAACTTATCGCTTTGATTATCGCCGCTAGACGTACTAGAATACTTGACAGCAACACTTCCTAGTGTATAAGTGGTTTATGGACCAACGCCCTTTATTTGAAGCCTGCCTAAGACTCCGCAACCAGTCGGAGTTTTACCCTGTGCGCAAGTATTTGGAGGAACGACTGGAGATTGCAAAAGACCGGTTGACAACGCTTCCGGTAGAGCAGGTAGGTGTCGCACAAGGGCGTGCGCAAGAATTGAAAGAGTTTTTAGACCTGATTGAGCGGAGTCCATCTCTGCTCGAACAGAAAAGGTGACCAGAAATGGTTGTTTGTGATGTAGACGTGAATGTAGCACTGCCGAAAGCAATTCAGGACCAAGTAGACCAAGTTGAGGCTATGGAACGAGAGATGGCTGCCCAGGCGTCCCTGCAAGAACAGGAACAGACCGAGCCGGAACCGAAGCCCACCCTCACACTGGTGCAGAACGATCCCGAAACTGAGCAGGCTAACAGTGCCCCGCCGCAAGAAGTTCAGGTGGAAGAGGTTGATTGGCGACGTCGTTTCGAAACTTTGCAAGGCAAGTACAACGCAGAAACTCCGCGTTTGCACGAGCAGTTGCGGAACCAGGAACGCTACACGGCTCAGCTCAAAGAAGAGTTGGACCGAGTCCGGTCGATCGCGGAAGCCAAAGAAGTCGTGCAGGCAGAGGTCACCGATGCAGACGAAACCGCTTTTGGTTCTGATCTGATTGATTTGGCAAGACGGGTTGCCCGCGAAGAGTACCAACGTCAGTACAACGGCGTGCGTGTTGAGATCGACCGTGAGTTAACTCCCCTGCGCGAGCAGGTTGGCACACTTGCGCAGTCTCAAATCGCTTCCGCCGATGACAAATACTGGCAAGCTCTTGGCACCGAGGTACCCGACTGGGAAGCGGTCAACGTGGACCCTAGCTGGCTGGAATGGCTGGCTGAGTATGATCCCGTAGCTGGCCGCACCCGGCAGCAAGGTTTGGATGAGGCTGCTCAACGTATGGACGTGCCGCGAACAGCAGCATTTTTCCAGATGTGGAAAGCCACGAAACCCCAGGCCCCCGCTCCTAGCCAAGCAAGTCAAGCTCAGCAAGAGTTGTCCCGTCAAGTTGCGCCCAGCAAGTCTAAGTCTGGCTCGTCCGTTCCCGCAGGGGAGCGCATTTGGAGCCGCGCAGATTATGAGGCTGCGTACGACCACCGTAATTTCCTTGGCAAACCACCCGAGGAAATCGCTCAGGCTCAAAAAGAGGCTGACCGAGCGGTGCAAGAAGGACGAGTCCGTTGGTAACGGGCGCTGTGGCGTGTGTATGATTACGTGTATCTACTTTAACGAGGTTTAATCATGGCCACTATCTCCCCCGGTGTAGTTTTCCCTGTAGCAGGTTCGCAGGTTACCAGTACCGCCGCATCCGGTACGTTCATCCCGACCCTCTGGTCGTCCAAGCTCAACGCCAAGTTCTATACGGCGACTGTGTTCGGTGAAATCGCCAATACCAACTGGGCAGGCGAAATCAAGAACATGGGTGACAAGATTGTCATCAACAACACCCCGACGCTGACCGTCAACGACTACGTCGCTGGTGCCGGTCTGACTTATGAAGTGCCGACCCCCAACACCATCGAGATGTCGGTGGACAGGGGCAAGTACTTCGCCTTCCAGGTCAACGACGTCATCGCCTACCAGTCGCAGCCCAACCTCATGGACATGTTCAGCAATGACGCGTCCATGCAGATGAAGATCAAGATCGACAGCACGGTCATCGGTCATGCTCTGTTCGGTGCTAGTTCCGCAACTGCGACCGACGACGGTCCTTCTTCTGCCAACATGGGTGCCACTGCGGGTGTGAAGTCTGGCTCGGTTGCTCTGGGTACCAACACCGCTCCTGTTGATGTCGGCACCTCACCCTCTACCACGCTGCTGAAACTGTTGACTGGTTTCTCTGCTGTGCTGGATGAGCAGAACGTGCCTGAAACCGACCGCTTCCTGGTCATTGACCCGGTCACGCGTAACCTGCTGATGCAGACCAACTTGGCACAAGCCCAGTTCATGGGTGACAGCCAGTCCATGATCCGCAACGGCAAGATTGGTTCGATCGACCGCTTCACGACCTATGTGTCGAACAACCTGCCCCGTGGCGCAGCCAACGCAGGCATCTTGTCTGGCGACGGCAGCGAGACTCTGGTTGCAGCTACTCACACTGCGGCACGTCGCGTGATCTTCGCAGGTCACAAGTCTGCCCTGGCCTTTGCCAGCCAGATGACCAAGGTCGAGCAGGTTCGCAACCCGAACGACTTCGGCGACTACATCCGTGGACTGAACATCTTCGGATACAAAGTGGTCAAGCCGGAAGCGCTGTCCCTGGCCTTCGTACTCTAAGCCGCACCCCCCACTTTCGGGTGGGGGAACCTTCATTTTAGGAGAAACATCATGGCTGCAATTTCCGAGCAACTGAAGACTGGCATCACCGCCCTGGCTGGTGGCGCTACTCCCTCCGCAGTGGCCAACACCCTGGTCCCTGGCGTCAATGTCATCTCTGTGTGTGCTACCGCTGGCGACAGCGTGATTCTGCCCGCGCTGTGTGCTGCTGGTACGACTGTAGTGGTCCGTAACGACGGCGCGGCGCGTGCTGACGTGTTCCCGCCCACTGGCGGCACCATCAACGGCGGTACTGCAACTACCGGTGACTTCGCGGTCACCAACGCAAAAGGTGGCGTATTCTGGTGCGCCGACTCCACTGGCGCAGGCTTGACCTGGGTCAGCATCCTTAGCGCGTAATGAATGGGGGCTTCGGCCCCCATCTTTCAAGGAGTTGTAATGCTTGAACTGTTGAAAACCAAATACACTCTGCAGGATTGCGGAAAGTATATGCTGGTCAACTCGGAAGGGAAGAACTACCGAGTCGCGGTGTACTCCAACGCCAACAAGACGTGGATGATGCTGCCTGAAGGGATTGCCTTGGCAGAAGCTATGGCCCCTGCTGAAGATGTAGAAGATAAGCCGAAACGTGGCCGTAAAGCGGTCACCTCTGACGAGAGCGAGTAACCGATGGCAACGACGACATTTGCCTCTCTGCTGGCGGATGTTGTCCCGTCTGTTATGGGGTGCAGCGATCCTCTAGCGGTCTACCACCTTCGTGCCGCAGCGATCGAGTTGTGTACTCGGTCAGCGGTGTGGGTGCATGAGCCCGCCTCCGCGTCTGTAATTTCTACTGATTTCCCGTATACCCTGGTTCTGCCCACTGACACGCAGCCTGTGTTGGTGAAGACGGTGTACTTCGACGGTACTCTGATGGCTCCGTGGGCTCCTGCGGCAGCGAACAACAGCTTGGAAGACTGGCGCGACATAACCACCAGCTCTCCGAATTTGTTCATCATGGAGACCCCAACCACGATGCGGTTGGTCCCAGCCCCGGAAGTTGCTGGCGATTTGACAATGCGAGTTGCCATCGCGCCTAGTTGGGACGCTACCGGAATGGATGCCGATCTGCTCAACGTGTACCGTATGGGCATTGTCAGCGGAGCGCTCTCTCGGCTCTGTTCTATTCCCGGCACACCGTTCGTCAATCCCCCCTTGGCGGCTACGCATGCTGCGCTTTTTGGCAACGCGATCACACAAGCCAGCATCGACGCCCGGCGTGGCTTTTCGCCAGCGCCTTTGCGGGTTCAGTTCAATAGGATCATGTAATGGCCGTCACTACCGCACAGCAGCTCATCAGTCTCGCCAGCATCGTACTGAACGATACGGAGAACGTCCGTTGGACCAGCGACGAGTTGCTTGGGTGGCTTAATGACGGCCTTCGTGCGCTGGTTACTCTGCGACCTGATCAGGGGTCTACCTCGGCGGTCCTGAGCTTGGCAGTTGGGTCAGAGCAAAGCCTGCCTTCTGGCGGGTTGAAACTGCTCGACATCATTCGGAACATGGGCGTTTCTGGTCTCGTGCCGGGGGCTATCGTCCGAGAGACCGATCGGAAGATGTTGGATGCCGTTTCGCCCGGGTGGCACGCTTCTGCAGCAAC